GTAAGCAGATAGATGAAATGCAAGTAACGCATCAACCAGAAGATTTAATAAAATCTGTTGGTTTAAAAGAATGGTTAATTAAAAATAAAAAATCACAATGTTGGCTTTCTAAATCTTTAAAAGTATCTCAACCCACAATTTCTAGGTGGCTTAAAGGTCAAACAACTCCGCTTGTACATCAAGCGTTTGAAATTGAAAAAATTACTAATGGACAGGTAAATTGTAATTCGTGGAGCACAAACTAATGATAAAAACGTATTTTACATTTTTAATGATAAGTTACTGTGTTCAAGGTGAAGAAGTAAAAACTAGTCTACTTATGCCAAGCTATGATAGCTGTAGCTACAGCAAGTCAACATTCTACGACACATTGAATGAAGCATACGGATCTGACAACGTACACTTGTACTGCAAAGGCACTAACGTTCTGTCAAAAGATTATGTAAAACCTATGCCAAGGCCTCACTTACCATAACCACCATTCATCATAGATTTTTTAGGCTTACGTTTTTTTCCGTACATTTCCTGTCCTCGCTGCTTGTTTACTACCTTTTGGCCCGGCTACTTTAGTCATAGTACCGTACACATACTTGTCTTTTTCTTTACCAGTAAGACCTTTTTTCTTAGCTTGGTTCATTAGACTGCGCTCTAACTTCTCAGACATTCTTCTTTTTCCTCTTTTTATTCATCATAGAAATACGCTTACCTTTACGAACAGCCTCTTCTTTAGATGAAGCGCCCCACGCTTTTAAAGATTTTAACAACGGCGTATCAGTGCCATCTTTCTTTTTAGTTGGCCCCGGCATCTTGCCCATACGCTGCAAGAACGCTGCGCGTCTGCCACTATTCCCGGTACGTTCTGGTGGTCTAGACATAGCGTTACCTATTCATCATAGATTTTTTCTTAGGTTTCTTTGCAGTCTTTGCTGCATCTTTAAAATTCTGTGCAGTAGGAGCACCAGGGTCACCGGGCTTACGCATTTTCTCTCCAGATCCGGCAGCTATTCTTTTTTTCTTTAGCCTGATATTTTCATATAAGCCGTGCTTTTTTCCATGTGGCATTGCTTTCTCCTATGTTAACCAATCATATATTTTATGCGTTTCTTTTTGTCTCTCTTTTAAGCCATTGTAACCGCCATTGACCCGATAAGTAAGACCCTTAACGCTTTCGTTGCTAGGGATAGTATCGCACATTTCCCATAATTTCTTGCGTTTAAAAAACCATAACGCACTCTCCATTGGGTAATCAGTTGCAACTAAATCTGGATCTTTCATAACCTCCGGCAAGTTCATATCGGCTGCAAACTGAGCATAATTATCCTTGAACGTGCATTGTAAAAAACCTCTACCGCGCCATAAATACCCTTGTCCTTCGTTGCCGTAACGGTGTCCATAAACACGATCTGCTAACGCTTGTGGGTTACGCGCACATTCTTCAGCTTCAGCTTCTGTTTTAAAATACTTACCAAAAACGTTAAGTATTCCTTCGGTACTATAATTTAAATTTTCTTCTACATATTGAAACGTACCGCTTTCTTTTACTAATTGCCCTAGAAAATGAGCGCCACGTTCTGCATTAAGTGCGTAATAATCGCATATTTTCCTTGCGGTGTTTGGACCAAAAGCGCCATCAGGTGTAGCTCCAATCTTTGCTTGAAGGGTTTTTAATGCTTTACTCATTTACAACCTCCTTCGTACCACACAATCTTTCATATACCATGTCACTGCTATAAGCTTCTGCCCATTTGTTTTCCGTAAATGTACAGAAAGCCCACAGATCATTTACGTCCTGATCTATCAAACGGATAAGTTCATCTTGCGCCGACACAGTTTGTTGCAAGTGTTCTAAATCATGCACAAGCCCGGAAATATACCACACTAATGCAACCAGCTGCACAACCATTGCAAATGCTAATCCGACATTTACCTTCATTATTTCTTACCTAAGAATTGTTTAAATCCACGCAAACCAAATGACGCTGATATTGCAGTTAACAAAGCGTACATATACCAATCCGGGGCCATAGAGAGTTGTTCAAACCCATGATGTACCACACCCTCTAAACCCGGAATAAAACATAAAATCATAGGAATACTTAGGACAATTACAAAAAATTCGTCTTTCCATGACCCGGCAGAATTTTCTGCCATGATCCGTTCCCAATCAGCAACAGAAGTTTCTTTGCTTAGAAGTATCTTTGCCTTAGCTTCTGCCTCTGTAAGTTTTAGTTTAGCTTCCGCAGCTTGCTTTGTAGTCTTTGCGTCTAACCAACTACCAGCTAATTGAGCTATCGGCCCTATCAAGCTTTGTAACATTACTCACCCTCCATTTGTATGCTTGCTTTCTTTGGCTCTGCCTTTGCAGCATACGCATTAAATCCCATGAACGCAGCAACCACACCTGATGCAGCAATCACGTATACACTTGCTATATCTGTGATAAGACTAGCTGCTTTGTCAAAGCCAAGAACAGAAGCTAACAAAATGATAAACGGATATATTAACATCCCGGCAAGAGCAAACCCAGTGAACCTACGCTCCGCGTTGCGCTTCAAGTCTCTGTCAATCATCTCAAGTCTGCGATCTTCCAAAGCCAGTTTGTTCCACTCAGCTTTCTCAATAACGCCGTTACCGTTTATATCTGCTTTCTCAAACTCTGTCATTTCAACGACCTCGCGTGTTTTATCGCTACCCTTTTATCGCGTGTAATTATAACAACTTTTCCGTTTTTGTCATAGATAATATATTTATTACGCCACTCTTTTAAAATCACCGTTCAATTTTAATACACACTACTTTAGAGTTTTGGCTAGTGACCAGCACCTTTGCTTCTGCTTTGCCTTGCTTACAAGCTTCTTCACTCGCGTAACTGTTTATATGGTAATGGTCGAATGTGCCACTTACCAGCTGTATCCATAGCAACACCCACATCACCAACGCCCTTGCCATTTGCCAAGAGCGTAAAAACCAAGAAACAATATCCCACCACTGACAACAAAAATTACAGCACCAATCGCAAAGTTAATCGCTGCATCTATACGTTCTTGCTTTTTGTATAACTCTTGTTTTCTTTTCCTACGCATCTGCGCCTCAATAGCAAGCACCTCTTTCCAAGCGCTTGGGCCATAGTTAAAACTAATATGGTCCTTAATTTCTTGACGCATCTGCTCCATTTTCTTTTTGTTTGCAAAGATTTCTAATGCTGTTTCTTCATCACTGCCTTTAAATGTCTGCTTCCACCAAGGTGGGTTCTTTTCTCTTTCCTCAAGATTAGTAAAGTCACTAAAAGCTTTGCCCCATTGAGACAAAGTGCCAGTCATTTCTTGAATATCTTTCCCGGTGGATATAGCAGCCTTGAGAGTTTTATACGCTCCTGTGGCTAAAGCAACGCAACTAACCGGGTCCATTTGCCTAACTCAGAAATGTCATTCGTAATAGCAACAGCAAGCTTGCACCACTAATACCAATCATAATAGCTTCTAATCTTTTGATACGGTTGTAAAGATCTTTAAATTGTATTTTCATCTCAGTCTTTATCTCCGCAACTTGTATCTGCAATTCATCTATTCGCTCATGCGCTGATGCTACTGTTCGTTTATCCATGATCTATCCTTACGGTGCTATAGGCCAATCATCATCGGCTATATTAGGCCACGCATCTAAATCAGGCATATCTCTTAGCTCTTGTCGATACGTTGCCCATTGTGTCTTAACATCGTTAGCTAGTGGACTGTCATTCATTTGTGTCCAATCACTATCAGCTAACAATTGATTACGCTTAGATCGTAAGTCTGTCTCAATTATAGCAGTAGTATCTGCAATTTCTTCGGCAGTCTTGTCTTGAATTGTGCAACCAACTGACCAAACTCCGTTAATGAGAGTAGGCGTTGCGTTCCGTAAAACATATTGAGTGTTGCTATCATACGCATCAGGCTCAAGGTATGTTACCTTGTAAACACCGTAGTTTTCTAATGTCTCCGTGCTTAGTTCAACAGGAAACGAAATATTCGGATTGTCAGCTTTTAGTTTCTTAATTGTGTAAGGAAACTCAGCAACCGATCCATCTTCTATTTTTACATACATATCTTATCTCCTTAAAAACTAAAAGATGTGGCTAACCAACTTATGTTTCCAGTAGTAAATGAAGCATCAGCGGCAGTGTCAAAATCATAGCTACCAGTAAAGTTAGTTAAAAAGTTACTTGTACTACCTGATGATTGTGCTGTGCCAGTTGTTGTTGTAGTTGTAGTGTTTGTTGATAAAAACATTGTAGTATCACCTAAAGTACCCATACTTGTAAAATAATCATTTGGCATAATGCTAGAAGCAGTAGAAGAAACACCACTACTTAGAGTGTCGGAAAAATCTGTGCTTAAACACAATATTGAATTATTTATATGTTGAGTTGATGTGTTAGAATTACGAT